GTTCGACTTGTTTGGAGGAATCAAGATGATGTACCCCGGCGACCCGAGCGCACCACTTAAAGAAACCATTAACTGCAGATGCGGAATGGTTCCTGTGAAGCTATCAAGAGGCACGAATGTATAACGAAAGGAGCCGGTAACATGGCAGCATTATCAAAGAAAGGCCTTGTCGAGAAGTTCAACAGAGCAATCGAGAATGGCGAAAGGTACATCGGAATAAAGGTGTCCCTGCAGAACGCCCCAGAGCCGGAGATCATAATCAACCCGGCAACAAACATCCCATCAAAGCTGGCATACTACGACAAAGCGTATGACGACAGCCTGCGCCTTGTGCATTGCAAAGACATACGCATTATTAAGTGTGCATCCGGCAATAGCATCGCCGATATAGCAAAAGCACTCGGCGAAAAATGAACCCATTGCAGACGACACCGCAAGCGCACAGTGCGGAGCCGTCTTATTTTTATATATGGGAGCGGTCTAACCGAACGGAGGTGAGTGGACTGAAAAGTAAAAACGAAAGTACGAAGAAAGAGTTTAAAACACTCTCATTCAAGATGGACAGCTACGATGCCGAACAGGGTGTGTTCGAGGGATACGCCGCAGTATTCGGCAACGTGGATGAGGGCGGTGATGTCATCGAAACTGGAGCCTTCACTAAGACAATAGCCGAGGGCATGAGTTCAAAGCGCATCAAGCTGTTAGCACTCCATCAAGATTGTAACCTGCCGATAGGCATCCCCCTTGAACTGCGAGAAGATGCAAACGGACTATGGGTTAAAGGCAAAGTGAGCGACACCGCTATGGGCAAGGATATCAAAACCCTGCTTAAAGACGGAGTTCTCACAGAGATGAGCATAGGATACGACCCTGTTATATTCGATATTGACGAAAGTGGTGTGCGGCACTTGAAAGAGGTAAGACTCTGGGAAATATCGCTTGTAACATGGGCTATGAACCCCCTCGCAGTAGTGACAGACTACAAAGCCAAGGAAGCTGCAGACCGGGCAAAAGCCATGGTTGAAGCCGACAGGCAGGAAGTCAAAGAGGGGCGCAAAATTTCATCCGCAAGGTTAAAGGCTTTAAAGGATGCTCGTGATGCTCTCGATGCTCTTATAAAAGAGTGTGAAGCTGAAAAGGCAACCGACAAAACCGAAAAGACTGCGCAGAAAAGCAAGGCCCAGCCCAACAGGGCTACCAAATCTACACAAACAATAAAAATCTTTTATTAACAAGGAGGAAATCCACATGAAATCAAACTATGGCAAGAAAGCCAAAAAGAGTGCCGAAATCGGCATGGAAGAACTGACCAGCATTATCACCGAGGCAGTAGATGATTCTGTCGCTAAAGCGTTAAAAAACTCCGAAGAGGATGCATTCAAGGGCCGCAAAGAAGAGGGCGGTATTGAAGAGATCATCGCCGAGGCAGTCAGCGCTTACAACGAAGATGTCAAGGCTCGCAAAGAGGAAGCCGGGGACGAATGGAGCGAAGATGATGAAGCGGCAGCAGCCGAGGGTCTCGTTCCTGCTATCGTTGAAGCAGTGTCCACCGCAATCGACTCCGAAGCAAAAGCCGATGAGGACGAGGACGGTGAAGAGAAATCAGACGGCGAAGAGGATGATGAAGAGGCAAAAGGACACAAGGCTCTCAACACCGCCGTCCAGCACGCTGTTAAATCGGCATTGTCCGGTCGTTCCGCAAAGCAGACCCAGAAGCAGCCTGCACAACGCAAATACGGTATTATTTATATGGGAGGTCGCACAATGCAGACTACAGAGAAAAAAGCTGTGCCTGCCGATATTCAGCTTGCAAGAGCCATTAAGTGCCTTGATGTTTTCGGCAGACACGACCCCGAAGCCGCTGCGTACCATGCGCAGAAGAAATACGCAGATGAGAACATGGCTCGTGAGTTCAAAGCGCTTAACGCTACGAACCCCTCCAGCGGCGGATATCTCATTCCCGAAGTTTACCTCGACCAGATCATCGAGATGCTGTATTCCAAGACCGTCATCTTTGAACTTGGCGCACAGAAAGTCCCGATGAGCAACGGCAACCTCAACATCCCCAAGATGACCGGGGGAGCAAGAGCCACATGGGGCGGCGAACAGCGTAAGATTTCCAAAACACAGGGCAGCTTCGGCAATATCAAATTGTCCGCAAAGCGCCTCGAGGCTATCGTTCCCCAGACCAGAGAACTGCTCATGTCGACCAATTACTCGGCTGATCAGTTGTTTGCAAACGACCTCACTCGCCGTATGGAGTTAGGTCTTGACTTCGGCGCATTGTTCGGAACCGGCGGCGAATTCCAGCCTCTCGGTATCTCCAAGAACAAGGATGTCGAGGTGCTCGACTGCGCATCCATCACCAACGCCGCACTGGTTGATGCCAGTGATAAAATCACCGCAGACTTCCCCGTTTATGTTCGCAGCAAGGCCATGGCGAAAAACATTGACGATCAGAAGTGCGGATGGGTGTTTAACTCCATGTTCGAGGGTTACCTCATGAACCTTAAAACCTCGACAGGCGCATACATCTACCGTGACGAAATGCAGGGCGGAAAACTGCTCGGCTTTGCTTACAAGGTAAGCAACCAAATCCAGACAGACAGCAGCAACAAGACTGAGCTCATCTTCGGGAACTGGGCAGACCTGCTCGTAGGCGAACAGCTCGGCCTTGAAACATACACCACTCTGGACGGCAGCTGGACTGACGATCTCGGCAATCAGCATAATGCGTTTGAAGAGAACCTCGCCGCTACTCGTGCGTTGATGTATATTGACATCGCAGCACGTCATCCCGAATCGTTCATCTATGTCAAGAACGCTGTTATAGCGTAACTGACATAAAACAAATCTAACAAATTACAAGGAGGATCTATTCTCATGAAAAGAGAACTTATTGAAAACGTAATCGTACTGCCTTATGCCAGTGCAGGCGTTATCGACCGCCGGGGATTACTTTCCGGTGTTTTTGCCGCCAGCATATCTGGAATTGAGGGCGACCCCACAGCGGCTAAACTTAAAATCGCCATCACAGAGTGCGACACCAGCGATGGAGATTTTGCCGCACCCAACGACACCCACATCATCGTAGGCGGAGTAGACGAATGGACAATCGACCTCACGGCAACCACCCCTGCCCTTGCAGTAAATGTCGACCTCGACTTTTCCGGCTGCAAACGATACATTAAAATCACCGCAACAGTAACTCTCACAGGCGGAACTACACCGTCCAGCACGAACGCATACGCTATCGCGCTCGGTGACAGCGCAGAACAGCCTGTATAAGGAGATGTGAGTAATGGCAAGGATTTATACCCCCATACACACAAAAGCCCGTCCAGCAGAAAATAAGGCGCTGAAGCAGCCATCGGAGAACAAATCCGATACTGCAAAAACCGCCAAACCCCAAAAACCTAAGAAAGAGGCAAAGGAGCCGGGCGATTAGCCCGGTTCCGATTGCTTAAAGGAGGGCAACCATGAGTGAACAAGTCATAGCGCTTAAAAGCAACGCCCTCACTACGCTGGATCGTGTCAAGCAGATGCTCGGCATACCGAACGATGACGTAGACCAGACAAGGGACAGCATCATCGCCAGTATGATCAATTCAGCATCTGCATGGTTCGAGAGCCAGACAGGGCGAAAATTCAAGCAGACGACCTACACGGAGAGATACCAAGGGTCGTCATCACAAGAGTTGTGCCTCCGCCAATACCCAATCGTAGAGATTGAGAGCGTAACCGATGCCTCAAACAACGCCATTATAGATGCGAGCCAGTATTCCATAGAGGATACTGGCCACATCGGCATTGTATGGAAAGACGATGGCTGGGGAATGCGCGCTCTTCCCTACGGACTGGCAAGCGATCCCTTGTTTTCGAGAAGCTACATCGAGGTCAAATACAAAGCCGGATATATCCTGCCCAAAGATGCGACCGCAGAGGACCCTGCTACCCTCCCATCGGACATCGAAGCAGTAATATGGGAGATGGCACAGCAGCAGTACAAGCTGATGCAGGACGGAGCGTTCAATCTGACTTCGTTCTCCATCAGCGATGTAAGCTGGACATGGGATAAGGAGCAAAAGCAATCATGGCTTGATACGATAGCAACCCACAAGAGGTGGATGTAGTGATAAAGCGGAGCGACAACATCAGAGCCGACCTTGAAAAGAAACGCCAGCTGATAACCGAACTCAACAAGCTGTCCCTTGTGATAGGCGTACAGAAAGAAGAGGGCATCAACTGGAAAGGACAGAAAAAGTCCGGCAATGAAAAGTACCCGGCAAAAAAACCGAAGCACCCCGAGTCTAAGAAGTCGGATATGACCGTGCTGGGCGTAGCGATCATTCATGAATACGGATGCAAGATCAAGGTGACGGACAATATGCGCAGGTACTCGTTCATCCCGGAAATCAAGAAGCGCATAAGCAAAGACACAACCGAAATAGTCATCCCGGAGCGCGCATTCATTCGTGTGGGGAAAGCAAACACCATAGACGATGTGTTCTTGTTTATGAAAGCAAATGTCCACCGCGTGCTATCCACTTACGAATGGACCCCTCAACGGTTCATGGAGGAAACAGGCCAACGAGCAGTAGAACTGCTTGTAGGAACGCTCGGTCAAGGCATACCTCCGAAAAAAGACCTATCCAAAAAGACCGGGGAGAACGATGCAACTCTCGTGGGAAGCGGTGCGCTTCAAGCGCATATCACATACAGGGTGGTGACGAAATGAGCAAAATGTTGTTCGCAATGCCAAAGATACCGGGAGCGGTAATGGACGATATGTATCTGATCGTCACGACTGGCGGTGGATACAGCAGCGAAAACGGTGGCCAATGGGTCGGCGGAACATCGACAGAGCAAAAGTTCTCCGGTGCTCTTCTCCCTTTGAGTGAAGAGGACTTACAACGAACGCCACAGGGCGAATACACAACCAACCAAAAGAAGATATACACCAACGGCTTCTCGCTGGCGGACGGCGCAGAGGTCATAGCTTCAGACGGCCATAAGTATACCGTAAAGCGAGAACTTGAATACGGAATGCTGCACCAGATGAAGCGTTATCTTGTAGAGCGGAAAGGAGCGGCGCATAAGTAATGGACTTTATAGAAATTAGGAACTCCCTCATCAAAAAAATGTGGGAGCATTTACAACGCCCCGTTATTCTTTCCGACCAAGCCTCCCCGGAAACGAAATACCCGTACATTTACTACAACGTTATCGGGCCTCCTAAAGGACCGAACGGCACAGGCGACAACCGCATTATAACCAAGGACAATGATGCGTACACCGTGCTGCATGACCAGCCAACGGCGACCTTCAGCTTCACAGCCTGCTCCCAAAACAGGAATGAGGACGACAAGGTAATACTCGGTGACGATGAAGCAATGGAACTGTCCGAAAAGGCTATCCATTACCTCGAACACATCGGGTACAAAGAACTCTCGCTGCTCGGGATTGTCGTGGTAGAGATAAGCAACGAGGGACAACGCTCGGGGCTTGTGGTGGACGAAATCGACCGCAGGTATGGGTTTGACTGCAGGATAAGATTTGAACACACCACAGAGCGAAATGACGGCTCTGTGGAGAACATTAACTTAAAAAAGGAGTGAGCAAACCATGAGCAGAGATGTAGTGGTAAACATTTCCCTCGAAACGCCGTCCGTGTCGGCCAATGAGATGAATATTCTCATTTTATCGACAGAGGGCGTAAGACCGTTTAAAACCTACACGAGCCTGCCGGAAATCGCCGAGGACTACACCTCGATGGTTGACGAGGTCGTGGTAGAAACCAAAGCATACAGAAAAGCAAAGGCTCTCTTTGCACAGCAAAATCCGTTTGCTTCTGGGAAAATCAGCAAGGTGTCAATTGTCGGAATTGCCGAACCTGCGAACGCAGACGGCCTCGTGCAATCTTTAGGCACGATTAGAGCGACCAACGATGACTGGTATGTGCTTTTAACAGACCAAACATCAGATGAAATGGTAGTGGCCATATCAGCGTGGGCAGACACCACAGCGAACACCGGAGCAAGCAACACAGACAAACCGAAGCTGTACTTTGCCAAAACCAGCAACAGCGCTCTGGCAGTCAGTAACCAACGAGCAGTAGTTATTTACTGCGATGATGAACTGATCGCCACAGAAGAGCCGGATGCAGCATGGGTCGGACACAATGCTCCGGTTTACCCGAGAGCGACCAACTGGAAGTTCAAAAGGCCGTCCGGCGTTACGCCTGCCGCGCTTACCGACAGTGAAAAAACAGCTCTCGAAGCAGCGCATATCAATTTCATGACCACGGAGAACAAGCGCAACTACATGAAAAACGGTGTGTGCAGCGATGGAACATTCATCGATGAGATAGTCGGTGCAGATTACATTACCTTCTTGATGCAGGATAGGTTGTATGATGTGTTCTTGAGCAACGACAAAATACCGTATACCGATGACGGCTTCACGCTGATAGCAGGAGCAATCCTGTCGGCATTGGAGCAGTCCGCAACCCTCGGCATTATCGCAATAGATGCCGAAAGCAATTCACCGATCTATAACATTAACATCCCGACATTCGCAAGTGCCACAGCTGAACAGCGTGCCACCAGGACAATGCCGGACATTAACTGGGAAGCACAGCAGCAGAGCGCTGTCAACAGCGCCAAGACCAACGGCGTGCTTCGCATAACGCTGTAAGGAGGTATGAAAAATGGCAACATATGATCCCAAAAAAGTGGCAGTTAACCTTGACGGTCGAATCCAGACAGGTCTGTCCGAAACTTTTATCAGTGTGACCCAGAACGCTGATAACGTAACTCCGAAAGTCGGCATCATGGGTGATGTAGCGGTAGCGCTCAATGCAGACAAGACAGGCGTTGTAACAATCAACTACCTGCACACCTCATCGTCCCTCCCTTACATCAACAAACTGGCTGACAAGAATAAAGCGTTCCCTCTTGTAATCAAGGATGCCAACACAGACGGCGGCTTTCTTGTGAACTGCAGTGAGTGCTATATTCAGAAAAAGCCGGACATTGCACGTGGTAAGGAAATCGGAGAGGTGCCTGTAAACATTCTGGTGCCGTCAATAGTCGAGAAGTAGACAGGGCCACAAGCCCTGTCTCTTTTCTTGATGGAGGTAGCAGATGGCAAAAAAATCAATTTACCCTATACCAAAGGGATTTAAAGATGAGAAAGGATGGCGCAGACTTATGGCCAGAACAAGCAAAGTAAAAATCAATGGGCAAGAATTCGCCCTTCAGAGCGTGTCCCCTTCTTGGTACTTCGGACTTTCCGATGAGTGCAAGATGGGCAGCGATAAAAGGGACACAACGAAGTACATGGACTTATTGTTCAAGAACGTTGTAACGGCTCCTGCAGAACTCTCAAAAGGCGGCATGGAGTACTTCGATGACAGAGAGGATATCGAAACAGCCGAGAAACTGGTGACCGAAATCGAATCCTTTCTTAGACCGGGAAAGGGATATGGCCATAGCGCACAAGCGAGCGCAAAGGAATGACCTGTTCTGGACGATGGTATACAGCGGTGCAGGAATATCCTACACCGAAATGAAACAGATGGATCTGGCGGAGTTTGCTGAAGCGGTAGAAGCCAAG